TGCATCAATGGACTATGCCATCTTGATACTACTCAACCAGAGAACTACATATATTAAGTTACAAAACTCTGGTTTTACGAACAAGACAATTAGCCCACGCTAAATTAAACTTCGGATCGTGATGGCCCCTGCCATCATCTGATCGAAATCTAATGGCATGAGCCGCCCGCTATCCCCTGATAACGGACACCATTCGTCCTAGAATGGATTTTCCCGAGCGCACGCGCTATGGTATAGTTAAAGTACTAATGGACTATGGTAAAGCAAACACTCTCAATGGAGCGCAACCCTGAAAACCTACAAAAGTAGAGTCCTCTGCGCCTGCCACGAAAAGTGAATGTGTCTGTCTGGAACCTACGACAGCTCTCGCCTTTATCGCAAAGGATAAATCATCAGCAGCGAAAATGCCTTTGGCCCCAAGATTACGTGTAGAAGAGAACCTCCTGTCTTGATAAAACGGCACCTCAAATTCAAGAACAGGTTGCTCAGATATAGTATAATGAGAGCCAGCCAAGGCTGAAACTCTCTGCTGATTAATATTCTTCACGAAATCATATTGTGTGGTAACTATGTCATTGGTGTAGGTGAAAGGATTACCAGTATATGACCCCAATGTAGGTACCCTATCAACACTGATCGTCGTGGCACTTTTCAAAATGTCATCAACTAATATCTTCCACCTTGTTCCCCCCCTGTATGCAATAAACGCACTTGATAAGTAATTCATAAGCGTCAATGGACCCGGATTGATATTCCCCAATGGAGCCGCACTAGGCCCGTAAAGACTATAGCCCCTGTGTAAAGGAAAGGCGGGAAGAGAGTATTGATACATGCCGGAGACGGTACTAGCTACATTTGCTCCCAAGGTAGTGTAAAAATTGTATCTCTTGAGCAGTTGCCTAAGTGACACTATTGATTCTCCCATATATACAAGATCCGTGGAATCAACTAATGGCTCACACATCGCAATAGTCTCCTTAGCCATGCCAATTGAGGGAGCGTTCTTCATCTCCGTATCTACTTCCTCAAATGTTCCTGACTGAGGTGTGGCCTGCGGTGCATAAGACAAATTGGATAAACGCTGTGAAGAAGGAACCGATAATTTATAATCATCACATGCGGACACAAATACATTAATAGCAATGTCGGTAGCAAAAGCGGCGCTAGGAGTCGTCAACTCATTGAGCACGTACACAGATATAACCCCGTTATGATCTGCGGTCGATGCTGCGAATGGCGTTGTGTTGGAATATGGTAAAGTGGAGGTCAAATTTGGTACAGTAAGCCAAGCATACGGTGAACCCCATCCCACTTCAAAAGTGAAATCACGTTCATCCGCCAAATCAACTATTTTACTGTATTGTATATTGGTCTCAGGTGCAGAAGTCTGCACATAAGGATCCCACACCACAAGTAACCTACCCTTGTGATAGCCACTGGCCACTATCTGAAATCTATATATCATAGACCCCCGCCAATACTTAAAAGGCAAGGAAGCAAAAGTGACTGCTGGCAAAAACCACTCAGGCGAGGTGTACCTATATACAGGGCCCACTCGCATAGTGAACAAAAGACTGTCCGCCGCAGCAGTCTTTACCCAAGGAAAATTTGTAATATATGACTCTCGAGACACTATATTACTAATGGCTAATTCATCGACAGCAGAAACCCCTACAACCTGAGGGTCAATAGTAAGCTCTTGCTTAGAGTCCACTGTCAACTTAGCCACATTATCGCCAGCATCAGTGACAGCCATACGACCAACAAAAGAAGGCCGCATGTCCGTATAATCTGCTATAATTGCTGGACGTGAGTAGCCAAAAATCCTGGCTACTTTGGCCATGACACCAGCCACCATTGAGGTAGCCCTGGCATATTGACCTATATATGGGACGCCCGCTAGTTTTCCAGCTGCCGAAGCAATAGCGGCTGCTGGGCCACTAACGGCCCCCTGACCATATTCATCTGTGGTCAAAACGCCCGACTGCGGTGTAATACCTGCTACATTATTTACAGTTGGTATGGACAATTTAACATTAGACATCCAGGCAAATACCGATATATTTACAGAGCCTGTGGCAGCATTAGCATGCTGCAATGGTTGCATCTCCCGTATATACATTTGCCCTAATGAAGAAAACTGGTCGGTAGGCAAATTGACCTTATCAAGAGGCCATATGAATGGCAATGTCATCTCGCCTCCCTGACTTACACAAGGGTCGAGATATATATGCATGCGTTGAGAAGCCTGTACAAGATTATTTACAGATGATGCTGTGCTACTTACGTTATCAAAATCTCGGAGAGGAAAATAATCAGCCATCAATCTACCATATAAAAATGAATTGCCGTTGACTACTATTTTTACATGCATATTACCAGACATATTAAAATAATTGGATATGCGGTTTGCCACTCTGGAATTAATAATATACAAAAACCATGGGTCAAACGTCTCAAAGAACGGGCTAACATCCGTGTTAGTCCACTCATACTCTGCTATTTTTATTGGCCTACCAAAGAAGTCACCAAGTGACACATCCTCATGATAACCTACATCTCGTGTAGAGTCATATGATTCAGCAAAGGCCGTCCTCCATTGTTCACTCCCATCGCGAAATGTGAGCGTTTGGTCCGTTTGAGGACCTTGTGTGGATGCTTGGTAATACAGCGCATCCGACTGTGTGTTGTTATTGTTGTTGCTAATCTAGTATACAATGTAAGGTATAGATTATTTACTTACAAGGACTATTCAGATAAGGCGACTAAGGGCTAAATAACCCATACACTCGAAAGTGCTATCTACAATTAGCAAGCCTCCAAGCTCACACTCAAAATTGTGAAAACAGTGTGTGCGTGTGGTATCCAATACTAATCTGCATTTTTATTTACAACGTGCATATGCCCACACACGCGGACTCTTATTATCCTGGTTGCCACCCAGTCGGCTATATTTAACGACCTGCCGAGGTCACGATGTTCTCATGCCTCACTATACCACACCTTCATCTCGTCCAGAGAAGGCAAAGTACAGTTAGGCAGAAAGTGGCTGAGCTCATACTTCTCAGCCACAGTCAAAAGTTTCTCCCTACTCTCCACATAAGTAGAATCACCGTGCATGAAAAACTCTTGATTGGCACTCCTCAATATGTCCGCCAATTGCTGCTGTCTTGGAGCCACCTTACTCACACCAAATGTATGCAACATCTTGAATATGCTGTCTTTATCCAACGGAGCATAATACAAGTTAAACTCTTCTGACCAGACCCACGTCCGCTTCAGAAAAGATGCATCATCAAATGATATGTAAGGCACAGATTCAGCAGTCTTGTCTGCCATAGTATAATTCAGACCATAATCTCTTAAGGCCTCCTGATATGTACAATGATTGAAAAACTCAGCTCTCTCGTGCACCGTCATGACATTATCATCACCATATGTCATCAGTGCCACATTCTTATTGAAGTCTATTAACTCCAATTCTGTAGCTGTCCAAGCCTTGTCATCAGTGTATCCGAGCTTCTTGTAATAAGCTACCCGCGCATACAAACTGTTTACTATGCCATTGATGACAACTGTGAGAGCATGGCCTGAAGGGCTAGAACCACCGACTTTCAACCACAACCCATCTAACTCATAGACTGGATTACAAGTGTCAGTGGCCAAGCCTCTCATGACGATCAAATCCTCTTCGTCATAACCTGCCCATTCTGCTATTCTTATCAATATCTTGAAAGCAGCATATGTCATCATGGAATGCACAAACTGGTCATACTTCTCATAATCGCCAGCTATAGTGCGCTCCTTGCCAAACTTGGTAATGTATTCATATAGTGCAGTCCACTCAGCGCTATATGGGTTGATACCCACAGCACTCTCAAATATCTCAGGATACTTCTGCATGAATACACTCAGGGTGAGAAAATACTTCCTCATGAGAAACAAATATGGCATGTTTGTTCCACTAAAGATGCGAACCTTAGCCTTCTCCAGCTTTATGGCTTCATCTTTCCTGTTAGCCCTGTGTGGTGCGTAGCCCCTCAATCCTTGCTTATAGATGTTCTCTAATTCCTCAACATCTTTCCGCATCTCATCTGTGAGCTCATATGGCACTGTTATACCATCAAAGAAATCAAGTGACTCCTTCACATAATTCTTCTTTGGCTTACCATAGGGTATGCCTGCACTAGCATTATAGTTCATCTTCTGAAGACCTCGACATCCATCAAGTCCAGAAGTGTTGACTATATCTTCCAACACACAGATTTCACTCTTGTGTTCTTCTTTTAAGAAGCCAAAGATCCTCTCCATATAGTTCTGATAGGCCTTCTTAAGATAAGTCATGTGAACTGGTTTACTATTAGCACAGGACTCAGCCCACAACCGGGCTGGATACCAGTGATTGATCAAAGCAGGTTTACCGTGTTTCCTATCAACACCAAACAATTCTGCTATATCATCACTGTAGTCTGTTGGTTGGACCATACTAGTGTATCGTCGCTTTCTACCAGCGTGACACCCTAGTATGTCAACTTCCGCCTTCTCCATATAGG